ACAAATAGATGCGAGTAAATGGGGGATGAACGTAACACGAGGTATACCAGGCGAAGGGCTTCCTTCCCAGTTTATTGACGATAAATTTTTAAGGTTTCTTCAAGATAAAGGTTATAAGGAAGGCGGCCAACCTAAAAAGAAAAAAACCCTACAAGATTTAATTCAAATATACGGTAGTGTTTATTCTGTTCCTCAAGAAAAACTAAAACAAGAATTTTTAAATAAGATGTATGAAGCTAGAAAAAGGAAAGAGCCTGTTAGGTTTGTTCGCGGGCGTGATACTGAAACCAAACAAGTTCTAAGCCCTTTTAGCTGGGGCGTTAAGGGTTTCCTTCCTAAAAATTTACATGCCGCAGTAAAAGGGCACGACAGAACATTAGATGAAATAAGGGGCGGTTATACTGATGATAAAAATGAACTTGAGCTTGCGTATAATCTACTTACTAACTCTCCGCGTGTAAAATACAAACGTAATTTAAACAAGAATACCTCTATGGGAGTTGAATATAGCCCTAACTTCGTAGGGGCACGATTTAATAAGAGATTTTAGCAAGGAAGGCGATAAAACGATGGATAACAGACGTAGAAGAGGCGTTCCTAAAAACCTATTTGATCTTCATGCACGTTACTATCAGGAAGGCACTGGCGACGAATCTGTAGATGCAGCTTTTGGTGATGCTTTTGGTGAAAGCACTTCAGAAGATGTGGGTGGATTTGGAAATGAACAGGATGATGATGCAGAACATGGTGCAGCTGTTACGGCAGCAGAAGCAGAAGCTGCAATGGACGCTGGTTTAGAGTCAGGGGCTTATGGTTATGGTAATCTTGGGGCTGTCACAGGGATGACCGAAGAAGAAGCTGCGGGTTTTATAGGTCATCTTGAACCAGGGTATACTTTTGATAAAGAAACATCTGCTTTTTTAAGTAAGGCTTTAGGGCGCGATATAAATTATTCCTATGAAAATATGTATTCTAAAGCTGATGAAGAAGATGAACAGTCAGGGCTAACCAGCATTGGCGGGGATACACCTCAAGATTATTTATTAGGAGAAGAAACTGAAACTGAAGAAGTGATAGACGATGGAAGTTCTTCTTTGCTGGGAGGGCGTAGTCGGCGTACTTTTCTTCCTTCGGGCTTCTGGTCAACAAGACCTGGTAGTGGATTGGACGCTAAACGCATGAGCCAAGAGGATCAGCTTCTTTATGCAGCGTCACCTGATGAACGCTATCAATATCTTCTTTCACGCTCATCTGAAGGAATAATGCCGCCAAAAGGGTATAACACTCCTTCAGGCCAATACATTGATTTAACTCTAGTCTACCCTGATGTATACGCTCCAAAAATGGCTGAAGGCGGGATGATAGAAGAAAGCAGTATGGTAGAGTATGACCCTGTTCAAATTGAAGAGCGTGCTAACATGATATTGGAAGAAGCTTATGACTGATATTTCTATGGAAGAAGAAGATATTATTGAAAAGGGAGAAACCGTCGAAGTTTCAGAAGAAGAATTAGATGTAGAAAACACGAAAGACGGTGGAGCTGTTATTCGCCTTGGCCCTCGTCTAAAAAATGAAAAAGAACAACGAGATCACTTTGCCAATATCCTCGATGATGTTGACGAGTCTATGCTCAAAGAAGCTGTTAATGACTTAATGGAAAAAATTGAACGCGATAAAGAAGCGCGTCAAAAACGAGATAAACAATACGAAGAAGGATTACGTAGGACAGGATTAGGTGATGATGCGCCTGGTGGAGCACAGTTTAGTGGCGCAAATAAAGTTGTTCATCCTATGCTTGTTGAAGCGTGCGTAGACTTTAGTGCAAGATTTATTAAAGAAGTATTTCCCCCTAATGGCCCTGTTAAAAGTAAAATATTGGGAGAGTCTGATACAGAAACTGTTGAAAAAGCGCGGCGCAAGACGGACTTCTTAAATTGGCAAACTACAGAACAAATGATTGAGTTCCGTTCTGAACTGGAACAGTTAAGTACCCAGCTACCATTAGGCGGTGGTCAATACATGAAATTTATGTGGAACGCGCAGTATAACCGTCCTACTTCAGAGTTTGTTCCTATTGATGATGTTTATTTGCCATTTTCTGCTACTAATTTTTATACAGCAGAACGTAAAACACATGTGCAGTACATTACCAAAATGGAATACCACAAGCGTATCGATGTGGGAATGTATAGTGATGTAGATCTGCCTTCACCTAATGAGCCAGAATTTAGTGACGCTGCCAAAGCCAATGAAAAAATAGAAGGCAAACAAAACACAAGTTACAATGAAGATGGTTTAAGAACTATTTTTGAAGTTTACACTTCGCTTGACTTTGGCGATGGAATGTTTCCTTACATTTTAAGCGTTGATAAAACAACCGAAAGACCCCTTTCTCTTTATCGAAACTGGGAGCCCAACGATGAACGCCACAATGAACTAATGTGGATGGTTGAGTTTCCGTTTGTTCCTTGGCGCGGTGCTTACCCTATTGGCCTAACGCATATGATTGGTGGCTTGAGTGGGGCAGCAACTGGTGCATTACGTGCGTTGTTAGATTCAGCTTATATTCAAAATGTTCCTACTTTATTAAAGCTTAAGGGAGGGCCAAACGGACAGACCATCAATGTTCAGCCTACTGAAATAGTAGAAATGGAAGGTGGGGCATTAATTGATGACGTAAGAAAACTTGCTATGCCATTACCGTTTGCTGGCCCAAGCCCTACTCTATTTCAGTTGCTAGGCTTTCTCGTAAATGCTGGAAAGGGTGTAGTTCAGACCAGCTTTGAAAAATTTAATGAGCAGAACCCTAATGCCCCTGTTGGCACAACTATGGCTATTATTGAACAGGGGATGGTGGTCTTTAGTTCTATTCATTCACGCTTGCATGGGTCAATGGCGCGGTGTCTCGATATACTACATCGTATAAATAGCGCATATTATACGCAAGAAGATTTAGACGGGTTAGAAGCAGGGCTTACAATTTCGGTAGAAGATTTTGATGGGCCTTCTGATGTTGTTCCCATAAGCAACCCTGCAATCTTTAGTGAAGCCCAAAGATTTGCTCAAGTACAAGCTATTATGCAACGAGCTGCAGCTTTGCCGCAAATGTATGATCAACGCTCGGTTGAAGAAATGTTTTTGCGAACGCTTAAAATTCCTTCTGACGAAGTTCTCAAGATTCAACCAGGGTCAGAAGATAGAGATCCAGTCAGTGAAAATGTAGCGTCTGCAATGCGCCAGCCTATTTATGTATTGCCGCAGCAAGACCATTTGGCACACATGCAAGTACACTTACCATTTTTAAAGTCTCCGTTATTTGGCAGCAATCCTGTTGTAGTAGCTGAGTTTTTATATCCTATGGCGTTGCACCTGCGTGATCATCTTTTAAATTATTATTTAATTGAATCCCATAACGCTATTAGTATGGCACAAAGCCGTGAACTTATCCCTGAAGAAGCCGAACAAGAAGTGGCTATTATTCTTGAAGTGCAAAAATTTATAGAAAATCAGTTAGGTGGATTTGGACAAGAATTGTCGCAAATATACGAAGCTGCACAGCAATACAAACCACAGCCTCCAATGCCTAATGACGAACGCATGAAAATCGCTGAATTAGGAGCTCAAATTAAGCAAGATCAATTAGCTCAGAAAACACAAATGGATCAAGCAAAACTGCAAATGGATTCAGCGCGTATGCAGCTTGATCAAATGAAAGTTACCCATCAAACACAAATGGATCAGTTGAAAATGCAACAAGCAGCTGAGATCCAAGCCGCTAAGATACGTGAAAAAGAAATAGATCGCCAAGAAGATGCACAGCTTCAAGGATTGCGTGAAATGGGCGAAACAGAACGGCAAAATATACGCGAAGCTAACGAAAATGAACGACAAAGACAGCGTGAAGCTAATGAAAATGAGCGTAAATTAGCTGACTTAGCTACTCGTGAACGCATCAATACTAGTGATAACGAAACAGCTAAATTGTTAGCAGCTGCAGAAATAGCTACCGATAATAAGGTTGCTGTAAGCACAGGAACAGGTATTAACCCTGATCCTTCACCTAAATACTAAAGGAGATCCTTATGCCCACAGTAAAAGGCAAAAAATACCCTTACACTAAAACAGGCATAGCCGCAGCTAAAAAGGCTGCAGGTTATGGAAAGGGCGGGTCAGTAAATTATGATTCTCCTGATGTACCACAAAGAAAACGCATGGCTGCTGGCTATAAAGTTACAGGACAGTAGTATATGGCGCGTGAATCTCAGTTTCTGAATCTTTTAAAGATAAACCA